GCCGTGCTCCTGTAGGAGTACCACCCGACCAAGAAGCGTTAACTCTCTTGGCTTTGGTAATGAGCCTGTTAATGTCATCCAATACAAGAACATCTGCCGTGTTTGTACGGAAAACATTCATATTATCACCGACCTCGGCGGATTTACCATTTTTAGCCTCAGCAAGCGCTGTCATCAACAGATTCGAGGAAGTCCTCTCCTGTTTCAGCAACACTTCCTGTGCTACACGAGTGAAGGTTTTACCAATCACATCCAACCGTGAACGAGAGGCATACTTCCTATCGAAAGCAACCGCACTATCCAAGGTGTAGGTTGTGAATTTCAGCTCAGCGGCTGTAGGTTGAATGGTGTTGGTGGGGAGACCACCAGCGACGGACTGACTGTAAACCTTGATATAATCTTCATCAAAAATGTTGTAATACAAATCCAATGGAAGAGAAGGGTTATCGTCAGCGTTATACTGAAGCGGGGTAAACAGATTGCTCAGTGTGGGGGCGTTATTAATAACTTCCGACACAACTGGACCAATAAACTCCGCTAAGGCGACTTGCGCACTATAAGCTGTATCTCGATTCTTAGAGGCCATAGCCTTAATAAGTTCGAGTTGCTCAGGCGTTCTTTTTAATGTAATTTTCATTATTTTAATTCCTTTGCGTTATTTATTATCCGTTATCTGATGGAGCCCATGAAGCAGAAGCATCAATGTGAATCATCGCGTAATTTACTGTACCTGTGCCAGCAAACTCGTCCGATTGACCGTTTTGAGAGGTCCTATCTCCTGTAGCGATAACATGTCCAACTACCCGCTGTAAATTCACCAAGTCAGCGGAAACCCCATCCATGGTACCTGCTGTTGCGCTAACAACGGCCAAAGCACCCGGAATAAAAGTAGCACCCTCTGTATATGCTGAATTTGAAAAGGTAAATAAACCTCTTGTCGCAACCGGAACGGCTTGACCGCTCAGAACTGCTTGTAACTCGTCTCTCTTAATCGGATTGTAGATCAGCTTTTCGCCGTTCTCATCATTTGCGATGGTCTGATTAAGCGTGACGCCTAATACGGGAGCACCGGTTGTGGCAGCAATACACCGTAAAGGAACTGTTGGGTATTTATCGGCACCCAAGAATGGGTAGTCGGTTTTACCAAGGTAACTTGAAGAAGCCATGAAATCAATCGTGTCTTTCTTCAGATTACCACTCAGTACCTTCACCAGTACGCCTGCACTACCGTCTCCGTCGGTTGATGGATTATCATCAACTATCTGGTTGGCAAACATATTGATCACATCGTGATCACTGTACTGCCTGAATGGATATAGTCGTAATGCCATAATATTTTAATATGTAACTGAAACTGTGTCAGGGTTAAACGCTTTCATGAATTTGTCCCTCAGGGACTCTTCCTTCGAAGAAGCCTCATTGTTGTTTACAATTGCAGATTCCTCGGGAACTTCAACGTTCTCGATCAAATCTTCAACCGTAGCTTCTTCCTTGACTGTGGCTTTTGCCTCTTCAAGGTTAGCTAAACGCTTCTGAAGTTCTTGTTCTACCCGCGTCTGAAAAGCAGCTTCCTGCTCTTCTTTGTAGGTCTTGCCTTTATGCTTGAGTATAACCCCAAGTTTTTGCTGATAGCTATCAAAAGCAGCCTCAGAAGACTCGAGTACAGCTACTTCTTTGGCGAGAACGGCGCGATCGCTGTCGTCCAAGTCATAGTGAGAATCGATGTTTTCCATTCTACTGTTGAATAACTCCTCTGCTTTGGCAGAGGCAAGAGTACCCTCAAGAGAAGATATTTTCTCTTGAGCCTCTTCGAGTTGCTTTTTAAAATCCTCGATATTAGCCTTGGCTTCATTAGCTTGGGTCACCGCTTCTGCCTTTTCATTCTCGGCAGCCTTCCTTTGTAGCTTCCACTCAGCATCCTTCTCACGGATTCTATCCATAATAACGGTTGCCATGTTGGCTACAGATTCATGCGAAAACTCAGACTTTTTGCCTAACTTAGAATCGAGCATCTTTTCGAACTCTGTTGTTAATTCTTTTGTGTCCATAATTTTAGAACTGTTATCATTTTTTACATTAATTTCTTCGTTTTGGGAAATTTTTAAAATATTATTTTTAATTTTTTTAAACTCGGGTAAAGATGACAGGGCCTCTGTTTCCTCCGTTTCAAGCTCTAGGGCCTCTTTGGTGGTAACACCTTGTACATCTGCTGCAGGCTTGGTTGTGAACCCAATTCCTAAAGGAAACACCTCTCCAGCCACCAAACGATAGACGGGGGTCCCGTCATCTAAAACCCCACTTCCATCAAATGCTCGCAAATATTTTTCAAATTCTTTGATTTGATGAGGGTCTGTGATAATCTCCGCCTCATTTAGGTTTTGTGAACCTATTGCAATACTATAATCATTAAAACCAAGTTCCCAACTGGCTGAAATCTTATGATAATCCAAATCTGTTGGGTCGCTTGCCCTAAGCAAAAGGTCTGCAAACTCAGGGTTTACTGTTTTATAAATAACCGCAGCCAACGAAATGTAGAAAGGGTCGAGTTTCTTTTCTAGCTTTTCTGTGTTTAATATTTTTTCGTTTTCCATATCTGTAAATGCAGCGTTTACGATATGTCCCACTACTTTGTTTTTCTTATGTTCTATGTTAGTGGGCTTATGAACGAAATAATCAACCAAATTTTTGGCTGTCAAGGAATTGATCCCGTCCCCATTACGGTTAAACCTATTAACAATAGCAGCATTGAAGGCCGCTCCTACCAAATCAATATTACGATCCAAGTCTATTCCCTTGGGAATCAATGGCTTCAAGTTATCCAAAGAAGCTACGCTAATACTTAGGTCTTTTTCTAGGTCGTCTGTGGCAAAAACTTCAAAATCAAAATTTGTTTTAAACTTATAGGGGCCGCTCATACCTTCTATGTTACACTTTTTTAATCTTTTGGTGAATTTTTTGCACTATGATATAAAATAGCCGAAGAATACTCATCTAAAGCATGCTCTACGCTAATGTTCGTTATAGGCTCTAAAACCTTTAAATCTAATAGTTTCTTATTATCCTTAAGGCAACTGATCGCTGTTTTCTTCCAATCAAGTTTATCGCATGAAGAAACGACCACTTCACAAACTTTCTCTAAAATCTCCTTTTGATTAGCGTTTAAACGTTTTTTCTTAAAAGCTTTTTTAGCTTCCACCGTAACTTCAGTATAGAACGTATTGGTGGCATCAATCACATCTTTAATACTATCTACCGCATAAGTTACTTTGCGACCATTTGTTTTAGACCCTAATGGTCTCCCGGGAGATTTATGGGTTTTAGTCTTTTGTTCATCCAAGATCTTCATACTCTCAGGATGCTTTATTTCCTCAAGCTCCAATTCTTCAGATTCCTCAAAAACAGGAACACCTCCTACTAGCGGATTATACCAACCTTTCTTCCTATCATCCAAAAACTTTTCTTGTGCTTTTTCTAATTCGTGCTCAGAAGGAAAAACCCCTGTATCAATAACTTTCATCCCTTCTTCTGGAGGTAGAATGCCTAGTTCCATCATGCGCGTAATGACACGTTGCACTTGGTTTTCATCCTTCATATCAATATCTTGGAATCGAGCTCGTGGAGAACCTCTAAACCCAAAGTTTTTACATATCTGGTCTATTTCAGGCTGCAAGAACTCATGAAGAAAAGCTTCTCGAGACTCTTTGAGCCTTTGAAGAAAAAGCTGTGCTTTGATGGTGGCATTGGCAAACTTCTCCTCGGCTAAAATTACATTTTGCAACCCTTCTTTAATATCTCTATTTACAACGTCATACTTAGATGGGCCAATAACCTTTTCCAGATCTGGAATAATAAACTCAGCTTTAGTAGTATAGTCGCTAACCAACACACGCCCCACGCTCTGGTTAGTAAAAAGGTTTTGCATGGCTGTCATATTACGGGGATTTATGCCGCCTTTATCCGGGGTCGCCCCCATCGTGATCATTAGGACTACGTTTTCGACTGTTCGGCAAATCGCTTGATCAATCTTCTTCATCTCCATTTTAAAGTTAATATCATCAAGCACTGCAAACCCAAACGGAACAGCAAACGGCTCATAATCTTGCTTTTTATAAAAAGCATATCTCAGCTTGTCGGGATCTAGCTGAACAGTTATACCGGTTGGCGTCCATGAATTAGTACGAATGCGTTCCTTAACGTTCTCAGGAAGAGCATCAAATAACTCTCTGTCAGTTTCGTTTTTAGGGTCTTTCAACCTTTCAATCTCATATTCGCTCAATAGTTTTGAGAAAAATCGAACATCAAAAGAAGTGGTACGCTGCGCAACCACATCAAAAGGATTAAGTAAAATATACTTAATAGGAATTTTGTTTGTCTCGGCCACCAAACCAAGATTTCTAATCTTGGCGAATTCGTCTGCCTTAAACCTTCCCTCTATAGTAAAAAGAAAAATGTTTCCACTTCGGTAATACTCTCTAAAAAATTGATCCTTTAACCCCCAAATACCAATCTTCTTAAACCATGAATTAATAAAACGTCTGGATTTTTCTGTACCTCCTTCCAAGTACAGAGTGGAGTTTGCAAAATCTGCCATCATGTCAATAGAATTGCGAAAAATCGCTACATTACAGTAAGCCTTTTGGCATAATTCTATAGCCTCTCTTACATTAACCCCGTCCATCGCATACTGATAAGGAAGCATTCCAGCACGAATATTATTATATCCATATAGCTTAGGATTAACAGCGATAGCGTTTCGGCGCCGATCTGTGGTGCTCCCGCCACCAGTGCGATCATAAGCCTCTGCTGTATAATTATAAAACGAATCGCCTATCAGCTTTGGCTCCGGCTCCTCATTGCTTGCAAGACTTTGGTAAGGGCTATTGGGATATTGGAAGTTTTTTTCAAATTTTTTCCAATAATCTGAACGCTTTGTATATTTTCTTCTTGCCATGGTAGATTTTACACTGATTTGATTAAAAGTGACTTTGAAAAGTCATAAAGTTAGTTTACGAACATCGGTTCGAATGT